GCTTTGAAGATACTGACTCGTTTTTTGCTGCATCGTTTAATCAACTTCAAAACAGGGAATGGGGTAAAGCAGAAGCAACTAACATTATATCATTGCTCACAGGTGCAAATGAAACGATAGATGGCTCTGAGTATAATGTTGTTGCTCCTTTTAGTCATTTTCAATTTGAAAGACTTATCAATCTTAATGACGACAGTCAAACAGATATTCAATGGGGTTGGTCTGCTGACGACAACCAAGAGAGCTTTATTGGTAAGCCATTACTATTTTATCCTGTACACGAAAACCCAACACAGAGTATAAGTTTTATAGACAATGTAAGCTCGACAGGTAGTTATGACAACCACAAAGAAATTTCAGTAGCTGTATCAATGCCATCAAATAGTGTTGCTTTTGCATCAGGCACATCTACTGCAAATATAAACTTTAACAACGAGCTAAACGAGTACACTCTTGATGCTTCATTTACAGGAACTTTATTTGAAAATTACTACAAGACTTACATTACAAAAATATTTAAAAATAGTAATCGTTTAACTAAAGTAAAGGCATATCTGCCCCTAAGAATACTTTTAAACTTTACACTTGCTGATAGGTTTGATATTAATGGCAAAAGATATAAGATTAACAGCATAGATACGAACTTAGCAACAGGCGAATCAAACATAGAACTATTAAACGAATTATGATACAGAATATCTTAGAGTTACTACCCTATGTAAAAGATGGCTCGGAAAACATCCGAATAGCTAAAGGACAGAACTATCTACCTAAGAACTTAAAACAAGCATTTACCCAAGTTAAAAACGAAATAAAATGGCAGTCAAGAAAACAATCATAATTGATGCACAGACCGATGCGGCTGAAAAAAGCATTGATAATCTTAAAAAGAGTACGGATAATCTAAATGAAAGCACAGAAGATTTAACAGGTAGCTTAGATAATCTTACAGGTGGTGCTATTAGTGGGTTTAAGGGTGTTAGTCAAAGTGTTAAAAAAGCAGTTAGTGGATTTAAAAATCTTAGGGTGGCGATTATTGCCACAGGTATAGGTGCATTAGTGTTAGGTGTTATATCTCTACAAAAGGCATTTACAGCATCAGAAGAGGGGCAGAATAGGTTTGCCAAGTTAATGACTCAGATAGGTGTTGTTACAGGTAATGTAGTAGATATCTTGGCTAACTTAGGGGAATCTATATTTGCAGCAGGAAAGGCGTTATTTAAACTTGCTAAAGGCGATTTAAAGGGTGCATCAGCAGCATGGGGCGAACTTAAAGAAAACGTATCTGAGGTTGTAGATGGTGTTAAGAACTTTGGCGAGGAAACAAAAAACGAAATAAAGTTAGCAGGTCAGTTAGCAGATGCAAGAGCTAAAGCAGACAAGGTAGAAAGAAGATTGCTTGTTGATAGAGCAGAAGCAGATAGAAAAAGAGCAGAGCTTTTAGAGAAAGCAGTAGATAGAGAGCAGTTTTCAACAGAGCAAAGGATTGAGTTTTTAAAAGAAGCAGGTAGGATAGACCAAGAGATCACTCAGCAAGAGATACAGGCATCTCAGTTAAGATTAGAAGCTAAACAATTAGAGAACTCTTTAGGCAAGTCAACAAAAGAAGATTTAGACGAGGAAGCACAACTTAAAGCCAACTTAATACAATTAGAAACTGCAAGATTATCTAAGCAGAAAGAGGTTACATCTCAAACTATTGCTTTATTAAACGAACAAAGAGCAGCAGAGAAAGCAATACAAGATGAGAAAGATGCTGAACAAATAGAAAGAGATAAACTTGAAGCAGAAAGACAAGCTCAATTAGATGCTGATAAAAAAGCAAGAGATGAGCGTGTACTTGCATCTGAATTAGATATTGAGAATCGTAGAATGGCAGCAAAGAAAAAAGTAGTTGACCAAGCCATAGCGTTATTTGGTGCTGAAACAGCAGCAGGTAAAGCAGCACTCATAGCAAAGCAACTTTTGAATGCTCAGGAATTAATTTCAGAAGCTCGTAAAACAATTACGTTTTCAAGTTTAGTAGCAGCAAGATCAACAGCAGCAGTAGCAGAGGGTACAGCGCAAACTGCTAAGATTGGTTTTCCTCAAAATATACCCATGTTGATTGGATACGCATTACAAGCAGTTGGTATTATTGGTGCGATTTCACAAGCAGTAGGTAAGTCAAAAAGTGTAGCAGGTGGTTTAGGTGGTGGTTCTGCACCAACAGTAACACCCACAGCACCGAGAGCGCAATCACAATCAGTACCCCCTGCATTTAACATTGTAGGTGCATCTGATACTAATCAATTAGCAGAAGCAATCGGTGGACAAGCACAGCAACCTGTTAAAGCGTTTGTAGTGTCAAACGATGTAAGCACAGCACAGGAATTAGACCGAAACATAGTAGAGGGTGCTTCAATAGGATAAATACAAAAACCAAACTAAATACGTTATATAGATATGCGAATTGTAGAACTGATTTTAGACGATGAGGAAATCACAGGGATCGAAGCGATTTCAGTTGTAGAAAACCCTGCAATCGAAGAAGAGTTTATCGCACTAAAAAACGAAGAGATAAAACTTGCAGAGGTATCATCTGACAAGCGTATCTTGCTTGGTGCGTTACTAATACCTAACAAGCCCATATACAGACGTAAAGGCGACGAAGAGTATTATATCTACTTTTCAAAAGATACTGTCTTAAAAGCATCGCAATTATACTTACAAAATGGCAATCAAAGCAAAGCCACTTTAGAACATCAACATAGCATTAACGGATTAACACTTGTAGAGAGTTGGATAGTAGAGGACGAAACACACGACAAAAGCAGAAAGTACGGACTAAATGTACCTGTGGGGACTTGGATGGGGGCTGTAAAGGTCAACAACGAGCAGATATGGGAACAGTTTGTAAAAACAGGAAAAGTTAAAGGATTCTCTATTGAGGGCTACTTTGCTGACAAGATGGAACGCCCTAAAGAACCTATCAATGACTTTGATGAGGACGAAGCTATGGACATGCTTAAACACATCCGCAGGATTGTAAAAAAGGATGGTAGATACAAAGGCGGTCAAAAAGAAGAGTTCGAGTCTTACTCTGATTATCCAAGTGGCGTAAAGAATAACGCAAAGCGTGGTATTGAACTTAACGAGAAAGTAAACAACAAATGCGCTACTGATGTAGGCAAGATACGAGCGCAACAACTTGCACAAGGCAAACCCATCTCAAAAGAAACGATAAAGCGCATGTACTCATTTTTATCAAGAGCAGAAGAGTACTACGATGAAAGCGACACTAAAGCGTGTGGTACTATCTCTTATCTTTTATGGGGTGGTAAAGCAGGTAAGCGATGGTCTGAAAGCAAGTTAAAAGAATTAGGCGAAATAGAGTTAGAATCTATGGTAGTCAACGAGAACATAGCCATCATTGATGATCGTGTGGCTTTTAACACCAAAGAGAAAGCGTTAGAGATAGCTAAGGACTTAGGTTGTGAGGGTTACCACGAACACGAGTTTGAAGGGCAAACATGGTACATGCCTTGTGAGTTTCACAAAAAAGAAGATATGGCTTACCACAAATGCCCAAAGGGATATAAGAAAAAAGATGGTAAGTGCGTAAAGATGGCTGAGGTTGGCGAACGTGGTGGGATAAGACGCTCAAAGAAAGCACCCAAGTCAGACACGCCAAACCCAAGACCAAAAGGTAAAGGTACAGCTAAAGGCGACGCATCTACAACAAGAGGTGCAAAGGTATCTAAGAAAGACGAAGCTACCTTAAAAAATAAGTCAGACGATTTCAATAAAAGATACAAAGACAAGTTAGGTTATGGTGTTAACGTAGGTATGCTCAAAGCTGTGTTTCAGCGTGGCTTAGGTGCATTTAACGTATCGCACAGCCCAAGAGTTAAAAGTGCTTCTCAATGGTCTTTTGCTCGTGTTAATGCGTTTTTGTATTTAGTAAAGAATGGCAGACCTCAGAATCCTAAGTACACAGGGGATTTTGATTTACTGCCTAAAGGACACCCAAAGAAAAATGGCTAAGAGAATAGACTATATAAAAGTATTAAAGCCAAAGGTGCGTAGGAAAGGTGTACATGCTAAAACAAAAATGAGTAGTGTTAAAGGTAGTAAGCTATATAAGAAAAAATACAGAGGTCAAGGCAAATGATTAGACGACTTAAAAGATTTATCACACCATCAAGGACAAGCCCCAAGTCATCAAGACGTGGGTGTTTATGCGAGGATAATACATATCACGTTAAGTGTTGTGATGGCTCATTAAGGGCGCAAGGAATTGGGAAAGTATAGCCCAAAATACAAATTAATTTTTAAATACGTTATACTATTATGAAAGCGACAGAAATTCTAAGCAAAATCAAAACCTATCTTGGGGAAGATACTGCTGACATTGTAGAAAATGTCGAGCAAGACCAAGAGGTTAAAGTAGAGTTAGCACAAGCAAAACTCGAAAATGGAACTGTCCTTGAAGCAGAAGCGTTTGAATCAGGCAAAGAAATCTTTATCCTTACAGACGATGAGAAAGTGGCTGTTCCTGTTGGCGAATACCAAATGGAAGATGGTCAAATCCTTGTCGTTCAGGAAGAGGGTTTGATTGCTGAAATCAAAAAAGCAGAAGCCAAAGAGGAAGAAGAAGTGGAAGCATCTGAGGAACAAGTTGAGGAACAACTTGAAGAGGAAGAGGTTGAAGCTAAGTATGCAACTAAAGAAGAGTTAGCAGAAGTGAAATCATTGGTTGAGGAAATCAAAGCGATGATTGATAAAAAAGAGGAAATGAGCGAAGTAGAAGAGCAAGTGAAAGAGGAATTATCCGAAACACCTGCTGCCGAAGCGATCACTCATAACCCTGAGCCACAACAAAAAGTTAATCTAAAGTTTGCTAAAAACAGAAAAACAAGCACTTTGGATAAAGTAATGTCAAAAATTGTTAACAGTTAAATATAAATAAAAATGCCAAATCCAACTATTACAGGTTCAAGTTATGCAGGGGAATTTGCAGGAAAGTACATTGCTGCATCCTTGTTCTCTGCTAAAACTTTAGATGAGGGGTCGATTACGATCCTACCTAACATCAAATTCAAAGCTGCTATGAAAGTAGGCGCGTTCTCAAATCTTGTACGCTCTGCTGATTGCGACTTTGATTCAACTACATCAGGTCTTACTCTAACTGAGAAAGTCTTGACACCAACTGAATTGCAAGTAAACTTACAGATTTGTAAGAAAGAATTGCACTCTGATTGGGAAGCCGCTCAAATGGGCTTTTCTGCTTTTGATGAGCTACCACCATTGTTCTCTGACTTCGTTATCGCTCGTGTAGCTGCTGAGGTTGCACAAGCTACTGAAAACTCTATATGGGGTGGAACAGCAGGGGAAGGAAGCTTTGACGGATTTAAAACACTTTTACAAGCAGACAGCGATGTTGTAGATATTACAGGAACATCAGTTACAGGTTCTAACGTAATCGCAGAGCTTAACAAAATTGTAGAAGCTATCCCAAGTGGTGTATATGGTTCAGACGACTTAGTGTTGTATGTATCAACTGCATTTGCTAAAGCATACATCCAAGCACAAGCTGCTTTAGGATATCGTGAGCTTTACAACGTAGGACAAACTGAGATGAACTTCCAAGGGATTCCTATGTTTGTAACAAGTGGATTGAACACTAACAACGCAGTTGCTGCTCGTAAGTCTAACCTATTCTTTGGAACAGGACTATTAGATGACAGAAACGAGGTTAAAGTAATTGACATGGCTGATATCGATGGTTCACAAAACGTAAGAATTGTGATGCGTTATACAGCAGGTGTACAGCATGGTATTGGTGGCGATATCGTTCTTTACTCGTAATCAATAATTGTCTAACTTAAAAGGGGTGGGTAAGCCGAGTGCCTACCTACCCTTTTTTATTAAAATAAAATAATATGGCATGTGCAGTAACAAACGGACGTAGTTTACCATGTAAGAGTGGTGTCGGTGGAATAAAGTTTGTCTTTATCGCCCCCTATACTACGACCACAAGAGATCTTGTTGTTGATACTGATGGCGATGTTACTTTAGATGGTTCGGTCAATTTTTTTAGATACGATGTTAAAGGCAACTCATCACTTGAAACAGCAATAAATTCAAGCAGAGAAAATGGTACTACTTTTTATGAAAGTACGTTAAACCTTACTCTGACTTTTTTAGATAAAGCTACACAAGAGCAGATCAAGCTCTTAGCGCATGGACGACCACAGGTTGTCGTTCAAGACTATAATGGCAATAATTTTTTAGTAGGTAAAGAGCATGGCGTAGAGGTTACAGGGGGTACTGTCGTAACAGGGGCAGCTATGGGCGACCTTAGCGGATTTACCCTTACAATGACAGCTCAGGAAACAGCACCACCATTTTTCTGTACTGCTGCTCCTACTGACGACTCAGTTAGCCCAATTAACCCAACTCCATAATTTTTTGTATATTAGCAAAAGATATTTTTCATTAAGTTTGGTTTAGTTATAGGTAGGGGGTGTAAAAGCCCCCTTTTTTATTACACAAAATTTACAATCTATACGTTATATAAGTATGCATATATTGACTACATCGACAGGTTCTCAAAGTATTGATGTAATACCACGCAGGGCTGTATCAGGTGCATTGTCAATGTTTGTAAGAAACGAATCAACAAACTTAGTTACTGAATATACAGCAGACCAAGATTGGGATACATATACAGCTACGTTTAGTGGTTCACAGGTAGAGTGGGATGGTAGTGGGTTTTCGTTTACAGAGGGTTCTACTTTTTTAAGAATAAATAATAAATATACCCTTACAGAAGATACATACTATTCTTTTGTATTGCAGGATACAGTAGGTAAGATATTTAAGGGTATGATGTTTTGCACAAATCAAACGATAGACCAAAGTACGAACTCATACTATCAGATAAACAAAAACCAATATGTAACACACTCTGCTGATAACGAGTTTATAATACTATGATAAAGTTAACTACATCAACGGATGCTCAGACCATAAAGGTTATACCACGCTCGTATGCAACGAATGTGAGTTTGATATTTAGGGATGACTCTACAAACATATCAGTTACATACACATCATCTGCTACCACGAACAAAAATCACTTAGTTATCAGTCAAGCTCTTGCTCTTAAAGAGGGTAGGTTTTATGATTTAACAATAAAAGAGGGTGCAAGCGTTATATATAAAGACAAAGTGTTTTGCACAGATCAGACAGTTGACCAAGACACGAATAACTATTATACAGTTAATCAAGGGGAATACACAACAGAAACGACCTACGATAACGATTATATTATATTATGAAAAACGATTTAAGAATAGTTAACCTAAGCACCTACACAAGCCCTACTGTAAAAGAAGTACGGAATCAAGAGTTTGTAAGCTATGGCGATGATAACAACTACTTTCAATATCTTATAGATAGATACAATGGTAGTCCTACTAACAATGCTATCATAAACGGAATTAGTGAGATGATATACGGTAAAGGGTTGGATGCTACTGATAGCAACAAGAAACCTGACCAATATGCACAGATGGTGTCTTTATTTAATGATGATTGTGTGCGCAAGTTAGTTTATGACTACAAACTAATGGGGCAATGTGCTTTACAAGTGATATACTCTAAAGATAGAACTAAAATTGTAACACTTGAACACATACCTGTTGAAACACTACGAGCTGAGAAGTGTAATGAAAAGGGTGAGATAGAAGCATACTTTTACTTTAACGATTGGACTCAATATAAGCGCAGTAGTGAACTAAAAAGAATCCCTGCCTTTGGCACATCTAAAGAGGGCTTAGAAATTATGTACATCAAACCTTATAGAGCAGGGTTTAAGTATTATTCGCCTGTTGACTATCAAGGGGGCACACAATATGCAGAGTTAGAGGAAGAGATAAGCAACTATCATTTAAATAATATCATGAATGGCTTAGCACCATCAATGCTT